GCCGGACCTGTTGCACCAGTATCGCCTTTGGGACCCTGAACACCCTGTGGACCGGTTTCGCCAGTTAAGCCACGAGGGCCTGTTGCTCCAACTTCGCCTCTGTCTCCTTTATCGCCCTTATCACCTTTCAAAGAACGAATCCAATCAGTTGCCGTGCCCTTAAACCCCTGGATAACAGCGATGTCATATGCGCTTAACCCGTTCGTACCGTCTCTGCCGTCCTTGCCATTGACCGCTCCGGGAATCACATACTTCTTGAGATAGTCATGCAGATCAAGTACGGCATCAGCGTGCGTCTGCGGAAAGAACTGTTGCTCATCACCGTTTTCTTCCAACTCCATCATTTTTTTGATTTTAGCCACGATTTACACATCCTTTACCTTGTCAATTTTTAGCCGTGTAGATGACGTCACCGTCAAATCACCATCAGGACTGGTCCCTCCTGTAATCTGCACCATGGGCGATGACCTGACATTATCGCTATCAGTGGCGATGTCTTTGACGCACAAGATATGCAGTTGCGGATCTACCTGTCCTGCTTGGTAAAACGTGTTGAGATTGAGCTGCATTGCGTCAAGACGCATCTTAAGCGTCTGATACACGGCACCGGCAACGTCGATTCGCGCATTTATGACTTCAGCATTGTCAGTCTTGGCGTTCAGGACATTCTCAAACTCCTGTGAAAGCCTGTTGGCCATGTTGCGCAACGCTTGCTCCTCGTTGTTTGCATGATTTTTGTAATCAAGAACCGTCTGCCTGTCATCATACACGTCAGCAGACGTCTGTTCTGCAAGCCTGGCCAACGATTCTCTCACGTCAACACCATACATTTTCTGGCGCAACCACTTAGCCAACGTTTTATTTGCCTCAGACACCTTGGATTGGTCAACAGGACTATCCGTGGGCATGATATGCGTCGGATCTCTATAATCGACTGTCATTCTATCCCTCCTTAAACAAAAATTTGATTGTAACTGTAGCTGCAGTCCAGGATGGCACCATTGTACTTGTCCGTGTATTGCCATGCATCAGCTCCCGCAGGTCTGGAAGAAGCACCCCAACTGGCTATCCATTTATACTTAGCGTGACTGTCAAAACGATTACTGAACCATGACGCGCTCGAATAGTCGCATGTATTCGTATAGCCGGCATCGGTCAGCACCTTGTAAAAGGCATCCACCTCAGCAGTCAACGCGGCCTTGTCTTTAGTAAGCGACCCATCTTCGACGTCACACGAAACCACTGCGCTGGTCGGTATCCCCTTAGCTTTTAGTTTGCTCAAGAACCACTGCGCTTCAGCTTGCGCATCCGAAACGGATACGGCCAAGAAATAGTGATATGCACCGATAAACTTCATTTTAGCTGCAATGCCTCGGCTCTTCTGCTCATCGAATAGCGGATTGAGATATGCACTGCCCGCTTCCGAGCCTTCGGTGAGCTTGATCATCAGGCCTTTGACGCCTGATTGATACAATTTGTCATACCATGACTGAGCCTGACTGCCGTTATTCGATGACAAATCAATAAATTTGCTACCAGACGTCCAAGCCGGGGTATTGCCACCGCTGTTTTCAAGCTGTTTAACTCGTTCAGACAGTTTGGCATAATCGCTTGACAGCTTGCTGTAATTGTCGGACAATTGTTGATTCTGCTTGGACAGATCAGCAATTTCCTTGTTGCTCTTTGATTGACGTACTATCAATCTGTTGATCAGCGCCTTCTGCGCGTCGGTTTCTGACCGTTTCTGCGATCGATACGTATCCAAATCAATCGGATTATCGCTCAGCGTTAACGTTGAGTTTGCCACATCCAATAAATCAAGCGACATGGCAACGATTCTCTCCGTTGCATACAGTCCCTCTAGTTGATTTACAATGCTGACATAACTCCCGCATTCGATCATCCCGATAGTTTCTTCGAGGAAAGACAAATCGATATACCCGGCTTGAAGTTGATATTTAATCGCCTTTTGAGCATTAAGAAAAGCCCTGCCTTTTGCAAGCAGAGCCTGTGGCGTTGTTACGTCTTCCCACGTTTCAGTTTTGACATGGATTCCGAATTGACTGATCAGCTGATCGTCACGCAGATAATCGTTGCCTCCATTAACACTGGCAATTGTTAAGTGCGGGCTTGAAACGTCGGTACTGCCATCGTTGTTCTGACGTTCTTGAGTTGCGCCGAGCGGCTTAAGAACAGTAACAATCTCACTTGGATCAACAGTCCGTGAACTTGACACCATGTTATGTGCAAGCTCGATCCTCTGCGGACAATCGGAGGAGATTTCCGGCTCGTAGTCAAGCATTAGCTTGCCGTCCGCATTCCTGATCCTCATTTCTCCACCCAGGCGACTGATGAGCTTGTCTTGTATGTTATCATACGTATCTTTGGTATCATCAGCATATCGATACACGTTATCCGTTGAATTTGTCACCGTGACCGTCCCGAGCGTTATCTGCTTGTAGGACTCGACCTGCTTATTGTGCTCGGTTATGAGAGACTGCAGAAAGTCCTTTGGCGTCGTGTTATGGAACTCCCTCCACGGTTGTACGCTGTCGTGCAGGAACCCTTCCAAGCCCTCACACGTAGCTTGCTTTTCAACCGTACCCGAACTATCCATGCTATCCGTATACGTTAAAACTCGCCCTTCGAAGAGAGTCGCATTTTTGTCCGGACGAGTTATTTTTACAAAACACTTGTAAGGATCGATTTCAGTATACAAAGCATGTGTCGGGTCAATCGTGAAGGTGAACGTGTCATAAGATGAAGTGCTTTTAGACAAAACAGCCGAAACGAGCCGATAATGCGGGAAGATATCCGAGTTAAGCACCTTCTCCGCCCCGTTCCAACCTTCACGAATCGTAATTCTAAACCCTTTTGTCATGGCACTTCCTCCGTCCATTTAAACTTAACCTTACCAGTGCCTTCGATGTTAACGACATTTTCGCCGGGCATCAGCTCCAGGTAAGGATTGACATTATCCCCAGCTTTAAGCGCGAAGACGTGGTCATTGACTGACGCAGACATGGCCGTGGAGCAGGTCACAGTCAACCGAACCCGGTTATGACCTGTATTTATCAACAGAATGCTCTCATGACCGTTAACCGTTACTTCCAAATTAGAGGCGGCGTCAAGATTGAAGTAGAACGTGTCCCATACATCGTCATAGCAACGCTTGAGACGATAAGCATAACACTGGAATACGACCGTCACCTTGCAGAAATTCCAACCTTCTTCGATTGTCGGAGCGGTCTGAACTTCGGCCATGAAAGCATAGCCCGGCATGGCATCATCCTTGAGCAGTGTCTTTCCAGTAGGCTTCATCAACCAGTTCATCAGTTCCGTCAGTTTCTGATTCATCAATGACAGGTTCTCCTGGCCGTATGGCAGACGGCAGGGAAACGTCACTGTCCGTTCATCGTACGTGTTGAGGCCGTACAAGTCGCTCAAATCGATATATCCCGTACGGTACGGCAACTGCAGCTGAGACTTGCGCTTGGACGGCATTGTCACTGTCTTTTCTGCCAGCACTACCAGCTCGAAATCGCTCGAGTGGTGGCCGGCAAATTCGAAACCATATGGCCTAGATTCTTGTGTCAATCGACATCCCCCTTCCTAACATCGTATCTCTTCTATTCCTTTCAACTGATCCGTACTGTTCATAGCTGCGGGCAAAACTGGAGCCGTCGACTCTCAACTGTTTGTTGGCAATGGCGTCAAGTTTCTGCCCGATATCTGCCAGTTGCCTGTCAGCATTGCCCGAACTGAGAATGCGCAGCACTTCAATCTGCTCTTCGCTGGCACCGAATATCTTAGCCAGCATGGTCAGCATCGCGCTCAAAGTCTGTTCAAGTCTGTTATTTGACTTTTCAGCCTCAACATCGGCTTTGGATACTTGATGGTTGTCTGTGCGGGCAAAGTAGTCCAATGATTTCTGCATGAGCTGATATGCTCTTGACCGTTTTGACAAATCCAGTGGAATGACCATTTCCGGAAGGTTTTGCTCAGCCATCTCATACACTCCGTGAGTGGAGACCAGGCCGCCGTTGGCATAGCCATGTCCCTTGCCAAGAGCCGAAAGACTTGCGCCGTATCTCGTGCGGGCATAGTTCAGTCCGGCAAGCATGTTGTCATAGCCATTCCAGATATCCTTGTGTCCGGCAAGAGCGTATGCATTGAACGTGCTTCGCTTTGTCTGCATGAGACCGAGTGCCGGACCCGAACCGTCTCCGTCAGGGTCTGCTCCGGGCTGTTTAGCATGCGGATTGCCGCCGGATTCCGTATTGATTTGTCTGAGCACCTTGCTTACCATGGCACTGCTTGTGGAGAGCCCCAACTTAGCCAGCGCCTTCTTGACATAGGGTTCCCATCTCTTTATACCAGACCCGCTTGGATTTGTGCCACTGTCATCATAACTCTTCAGCAGCTTCTTGAAGGCCTGTGTTACCGGATTTATCAGTGACTTTTTGGCCATGTTCCTTGTCTGATCCATCAATGTTGTGTGAGTGAAACTGAACGCCTGAACACTTGGCCAGTGACTGAATCCTCTGGCAATCCATTTAACCGGTTTCTTCAAGACGTCAAGCACACTGTCGGCAATGTCCAGTGCCTTGTCCTTAATGCTTCCGATAAAGCCGGACAGTGAGAACGTACCCGTGGCATAGCCCGGAAGAGTGCCGGAATAACTGCCGGCCATCACTCTTGCTGTGTCACGTGCATTCAGCACCTGTTCGCCTTGATTGAGCGGCGCAACTTCAGCTCCGTGTCTTCCGACGATTCTGGCGGACTTGCTCCAGGGCGTGTAGACCAGCTCGGGACCGGCTTCTCCGACCAGGGCAAGGCCGGTACGTGCAACACCACCGTTGGCATAGGAACTGATTCTTGCCGCCGGTCTGTATGAGCCGACATTTCCCTTGTATGACCCACCGAATGCGTGTACGACAGATGACCATGCATCAGACAGGAACTTAAGAGTATTGTGCACAGCGGCTCCCCAGGCATTATATGATTTGATACCGTTGTTGCCTTCAGCTACAATATTCTGACTAACAGAACTGTTCTGCTTTCTGGCTTCATCTACAACTTGATTGTGCTTGGCCTTGGCGCTTCCGACAATTTTGTTCCTTGCCTCATTGGCAACGCTGACAGTAGTGTCACGCTCCGATTTGGCATTGGCGATATCCTTGTTCATCATATCCTTGGTGTAGCCTGGAATGTCCTTGTTCATTCTCCTGTACTGTTCCACTTTGCCTTTATACGTCTGTTGAGCTTTAGAAATGGTTTCTTTCCGCGTTCTTTCTGCGTGCTTAATAATCTTGTTAGCTTCGTTAGCTGATTTATTGATTAACTCCTTAGCTTCTTGATCACTAATTTTTCCTTTGTCTTTGCGTAGTTTATCGAGAATTTCCTTCTGCTGCTTGGAACTTGTGCCCATTTCCT